GGACCTTGTTCCCAATCACTACAAGCCGATTTACTACCAAGCAGCAGACTCTGGCATCCTTAAATTCACCCAGGGGAATGTGACCGACCTGAATGAGGTAGAAACCTATATCAAGGATGTGTCGCAAAAGTACAACATCAAGGAAATAGGGTTTGACCCCTACAATGCCAATTCCCTGGTGGCGAATCTGTATAACGATGCTCTTCCGGTAAAGAAGATAGGACAGGGCATGGCGATGCTTTCCTCACCCTCGAAATTCCTCGAACAGTTGATTATGAAGAGGGCAGTCAAGCACGATGGGAACCCTTTTGTTGGCTGGCAACTAGGGAACTGCGAGGTCTATACCGATGTCAACGGGAACATCAAAGTGCGTAAAAATGAGGCAGACCCCTCCGCTAAAGTGGACGGAATCATCAGCTTGATCATGGCTATGCATTGCAGCCTGGACAACCCATTTTTGACCGAAAGCCTGGGTTTCAGGACTTTTGAACTGTAGGGAGTTGACATTCCGAGGAGTTCCAATATAATGCAAATTGTCTAGAGTGGCATCTAGGCGATGAAATAGAACTTGAACCCCGCAGGGTACTGTGTGGTCTTGTCAGGTAGCAAGCGTGACTTTTGTCTATTTCAATCGTTTTGCTGCTGCTCATGCCAAGAGCCAAGACCACAGAGCATCTTGCGGGGTTTTTGCTTTTGGCACGGACATACGGGGGTCAATAAATGTCGCCTTACAAGATCAACTTACCGATGCTGAACCGTCAGTATGTTGTTACCTTGAAGGAGCAACAGGATTTGGCTTGTAGATTTGGGTTGTCGCTAGAAGAGATCAGGGCTGAATTAGTGCGTTTGTCTACAACAATGGACAAAACGCTTAAAACAGCCGGAAGGATCAAGAAAGCAATAGCAATCCATTTTGAAAACAGTAATGGAACCGTAGTCAGGGCGCTTTAGCTAACGGGGCAGAAATCTCCCGCACCCAGAAAAGACAATCGTTTCAGAAAGACCAACTGAAGCGTTCTAGCCTTGGTTAAGGGACTAGAGTAGGCATACCTGAAGGTGACGCTCCATAGCAGGTATCCCAATGAATTAACCCGTCCAGCGCACTTGGTCTGTAAAAGGCAGATGTACTTTACAGATGGAGAATGAACCCGGATAGGGTCACCCGGAGTAGCTATGCCTAAATATAAAATAGTGGTAATATGCAGGAAAAGCGAGGTGATTCATGGGAATATTAGATGTTTTCAAGCGTAAAAACCCTGACCTAAAAGAGTCGAATTCGCTATTCGGGCAGACTGCCCTTGGAAACAACATCATCTATGCCACTAGGCAAGATGCCCCTGTTGCTTCCACTCAAATACTATATGTAACCACCGCAAGCACTACCAATGCTGGTCGCCCTGTGGATATGGGGGTTTTGACCAGAAATAGCACGGTTATGGCTTGTGTGGGCGCTAAAGCAAGGGCATTGAGCCAGCTACCCATCCGAATCATGTGCGAGATGGACGATGGCACTTATGTGGATGCCATTAAATCGGCTGATGTGGGTTCCCGCGACAAGGCAAAAGCCAAATCAATCTCCAACCTATTAAATAACCCCAATCACTTCCAGAGTACCTACGAATTCTGGTATCAATGGCTCATGTGGCTCGAATTGTCGGGTGAGGCATTTGTTCTGTGGTGGAGAAAAGAGCAAGAGAATCCTAGCCAAACCCCGCTAGAGATGTACATCTTGGATAGCACCCTGATTGCGGCAACCATCACCCAAACTCGATATCCATCCTATCGTCTTTCCACTCCTAGCTATGGATTTACAAAAGATCAGCAATTGTCATCCCATCAGGTGATGCATATTAAAGAGGCTGCATGGCAAGGTTCTGCTGGCTTTAATAAAGCAATCCTGGCGACTGAATTGATTGCCCTGGACCAAGACATTGATCTCTATGCAAATTACATCATGCTCAATGGCGCAAAGCCTAGCGGGATGTTTACCACCGATACCGTAATCCCTGACGCTAAATATAAAGAGATCGCGGCACGGCTGAAGGAAGCATGGTCAGCAATGACTTCTAGCAGACAGACTGATCCCTCAAAGGCAGGTCAGGGTATGTTGCTCGATCAGGGCATGAAATACACCCCACTAGATATGCTGACCCTGCAAGATGCAGACGCAGCCAACCTAAAGTTGCAAACCATGAAGCGGATTTGTGGCTTGTTTGGGGTTCCTCCTGCATTGATCGGCATCCAAGATCAGAAATACAACAATACCCAAACCATGTTGGATGAGTTCTACAAATCCACCATGTATCCCATGTTGGTGAACATCCAGCAGAAATTAAAACAGCATCTTTTCCCAGGATATCCAAATCTTTGCGTAGAATTCGACACTAGGAATTTCCTGAAGGGCGCACCGCTTGATCAAATGAATTTTGTGACGGCGGCGGTTTCTGGGGGCATTATGACCCCCAATGAGGCGCGGGAATACCTGAATATGCCCAATATTGTTGGTGGGGATGAACTCCGTCAAGACTACAGAAAACAAGAACCGATTCCCGGCTCATCACCCCAGGATACAGGCGGTGGAGGGGGGAATCAGCAGAAAAAGATGAATATCGGCAAATAAAATGTCCAGTATTTTTAGGTTTGTGATAGCATCTTTACGAACATATACATCACATGAGCCACCGAAGCCTCGGCGTGGTCGCCCTCCCAAAACAATATATGACATTGACCAAACCAAGCAAGAGGTAATCCATGACCAAAAACTTGATGATGGTATGCGAAGCCAAACTGGTGACAGAAAACGCAGACGCAGAGCCAACCGGGAAAATCGAAGCCAGGGTAACAACCTGGGGAGCGCGTGAAGGCTCTGACGGACGCAAGTTTTTTTATAAGCCCGAAGGATTTATGTCCTGGGCAGAAGAGTTCAGTCAAATCGGCAGACCTCTTCCCATGTTTGTAAACCATGATGCCGAGGCTATTCCTGTAGGCGAATGGACATCATTTGAATTTGACGATGATGGCATGACTGCCAATGGTCGGATGTTCATCAATACCACCGCTGGAAGCGATCTATATCAGATCATGCAGGAATCTCCCACCATGTTCGGTGGTGTTTCTGTCGGCGCGTATGCTGAAGAATATCAATGGGTCAAAGAGGATGGAACTCCAATGAATATGGATTCCAAGGATGAAGAAGGATATTTCCAGATTACTCAAGGTGGCTTGAGGGAGGTATCTGTCGTTATGTATCCTAATAATCCTCAAGCAAATATCCAGAAATTAGAAATGTTTGATGCTGAAGGGCATTTGAACATTCGCCATGTTGAGAAGACCTTGCGTGAGGCGGGTCTATCAAGAAAGGATGCGACCACCGCATCTTTGGTATTCAAGAAAGCAATTGATCAGCGTGAGGCGGTCAACGAAGTTCTTGAAGAAACGCCAAATCAGAGTGATTCTGATGCGGTGGCAACGGAGGCTGATGCGCTACTCGATGCACTTGTTGCTAGAGAACTCGCGGCGGCTTTAGATAAACGCCTTTCGTAAAGGAAACTGAAATGAGCATCGAAAAAGTGCTAGAAAAAGTGGACGCAATCGAGCAATCGAACCTGTCCAAATTTGAAGAAGTGAAATCTGCTGTTAGCAGCCAGATGGAAGCCACCAAGACCGAAATCGAAGAGAAATTCTCTGCGTTGGAAGCCAAGGTCGCCTCTATCAATGTGCCTGCAATCATCCAAGCCCCGGCTAAAACCGTGCGCGGCGATGTGAACCGCATGGTCAAAGAGCAACTCCGTTCCTACGCTAAAAACGGTGGTCGGATGCAACAAGAAGTCAAACTGTTCGAGTCTGTCGATCAGTATGAGGCTTTCTTGAATGAAGCATCAAGCCTTACTGGTTCTGGCGCTGGCATTGGTGGTCGCACCGCTTATGACCCTGTGTTCCATAAACTGCGTTTGGCTAACCCGATGCGTGGTGTGAGCCGCAATGTTGGTACTGATGGCGCAACCTATCAGTTCCGTGCTAAGACCGGCAATGCTGGTCCTGCCTGGGGCTATGCGATTCAGAACAATGGTGCAGCTACTACTGAAGCCACCTCGATTTGGCAATTGAACCTCAAAGACTTGAATGTTCAGTTCCCGATTCGTACTGCTGCTCTGGATGACATCGATGGTTTGGAAGCCAATGTGGTTGACGATATGCTGGTTGAGTTCAGCCAAGCTGAAGGTCAATCCATGATCGCCAACAACGATCAGGCTGGCTCTACCACCACTTCTACTGGTGCAACCGATGGTCTGCGTGGTCTGAATTCTTACGGTGGTAACAATGCAACCTACACAGGTGGCACGATCTCTACCGCAGCATTCGGCAACAGCGGAACTGCATCGAGCGATGGTATGCATGACATTGCTACCTACGACCAGTTGACCACTAATGCTGCTGGTACGGCTAACAATGTGACTTTTGATGACCTCATCAATTTCATCCATAGCCTGCCGCAACAATATTGGAGCAACAGCAACCGCTTCATGATCAGCCCCGCAATGCTGGCTGGCATCCGTGGTTTGAAAGATGACAACGGTACTCCGGTGTTCGAGCGTATGTCTCCTGCCGTCTATGACGGTATCGTTGGCAAACTGCTTGGCTTTGATGTGGTTGTGAACGCTTATGTGGACGCACCTACCGCTGCTGGCACTCCTGCTACCACTAGCCAGTACCCGATGTATTTCGGTGATTGGAGCCGTGGTCACACCATCGTAGATCGCATGAACATGGTTCTGCGGAGATACGACCAAACGCAACCAGGATTTATAACTTTCTATGGTGAGAAGCGTTTGTGTTCAAGCGTGGTTGATCCTTTCTCCATCATCCGCTATCGGTCTACCGCTACGGGTGCTTGATCAAGTGGGAGGGAGAAATCCCTCCCTCTTTTTTCAACTCGCAAAGGAAATCAAATGAGTGCAATCCAAAAATTTACAGACGGAATTAAAGAGTCGCTTCAAACTGGTGGCAAGGTAAAGATTGATTTGCGTGAGGCATCTGCTCTCACCGGATCGGGTCTGGACATTGGTGGACGCACTCATTTCGATGATGTCTTTGCAAAACTGCGTTATGCGAATCCATTTCGCATGGGCGCATTGAATCTCAAGACCCCGAATGTGTCGGCGGTCCAGTTCGTTGCCAAAACTGGTAACGCAACTAATCAAACGAATCCTTGGGGCTACACATTCACCCCAAATACAGG